GGCGCGTGTCAGGTCGGCGGGCATGAGCGGCGATACGGCGGCCCAAGCCTGCCCATCATAACGATAATTGCCCACCGCCCCTGCACGGCTGTCGCGCGTGCTGAGCCGTGTTTCGATGACGATATGTTCGCGCAGCGTGCCTGCAAATTCGCTGCTCATGCCAATTGCACCCGGCGGAACGGCAGCAATAACGCCAGTGCGGCGGCAGGTGGCCCCGCATCATCACTCGCGTCGCGATTGTTGTAGAAATATGCCGTCAGCCGCAACAAGCCAAGCCGAAGCGATTCCGGCAGGCTAGCCCAATTCGCCGATAGGCCCACGCTCAGCGATACCTCCGCACGCCCGGCACTGCCCGGTTGTAGCACCCGGAAATAGGCTTCGCCGCGGGAGCTGATCTTTGCCTCCCATGCGGACGCGGCCAAGGCAAAACTGGCGCCCTCGGCCGGAATGCCTGTCACGCTCACGACCGATTGCACGGGCATCGCCTGCAATATTTGCCAGCCTGATCCTGTTGTGACGATATCCTTGGCGCCACGGCGGATCAGTATCTGCCGCGTAAACTGCTCGGCATGTTCAACCGCGGCGGTGGCGCAAGCGGCGAGCATATTGTCATCGGTGCCCGCATCGACACGCACATAGGCCCGCACCTCGGCCAGCATGACGCTGTCGAGGCCGAGCGGATCAAGGCTCAACATCGGATATTCCTTTGAATTTGGGGACACGCAAAACATTGGCTGCGCGTTGTTAGCCATATTGGCGCTTTATTTAGTCAGTTTATAACCAAAAAGCCCCTGCCCCCTTATCATGCGGGCAGAGGCCAAAATGCTTAGGTCAAGGAAAAGCGCATCAACTTAATCGCCGCCGAGTTAATCAGCGCGCCCCCAATGCGTTTGGTTGCGTAGAAATGGACATAAGGCTTGTTCGAATACGGATCGCGCAAGATATTGGTCTCGCTCCGTTCGGCAATCAAATAGCCCGCTTTAAAATTACCAAAGGCAATCGACAGGCTGTTCGCCGATATGTCGGGCATGTCTTCGGCCTCAATGACCGGATAGCCCATCAACATATCCGGCTGTCCGGCGGCAAGGCTCGGTTGCCAGATGAATGCACCATCCGCCGTTTTGAACCGGCGAATAATCGACAAGGTCGATGCATTCATCACCCAGCTTGCACCTTGGCGATAAGGCGCGCGGACCGCGTGCACCAGCTCCACCAACTTATCTTGCGGGTTGGTCGGGGCAAAGCCGCCCGCCACCCCCGTCGGCACATATTGCAACGTGCCAAAGGGCCGCGTCGCATCATTTGTGTTGGCAACCGGCGCGGTCAGAAATCCGCGCGGGCGGTTGATGCCATTACCATTGATGAAGGCTGCACCTTCGGCTTTGGCAAATTCGGATGCAATTTCATCCGCCAGCCAGGCCTCCACATCAAATGCCGCATCATCCAACATCGCCTGCGTCGCGGCCGGATTGGCATAAAGGTCGCCAAAGCTCGGCACGATTTCATTGAAGGTCGGTGTCCCCGTTTCCGGACGCGTCGCCGTCTCTGCGGCCCAACCCGATGTCACGCCATTTTGCGTCACCAGCTTGCGATAACCGGCTGACCCCACACGCACCACGCTCGAAATCGCGCGAATGGGGGAGATGGATTTCAACACGCTGTCGATAACCTCATCAATTTCGCGCGGCACGGCAAAGCCGCCATCGGCCGGTGTTACACCCGTGAAGCTTTTCAACTCCACCTCCGACCCGCGCCGCAAATAGCCATCGACAAAGGCCGAGCGCGCGGGGTCCGCGACCTTGCCGCCGGACAAAACGGGCCGCGTCACGGCCACCGCCGGCACCGCCCCGTCAAAAACGGCGTCAAGATTGTCTGCTTTAACTTCATAATCCATGTCATTCTCCTTGCGTGAAATGTGTGATCTCTGAGGCGCTTGCGCCGCCCGCCTCGACCGCCAGCACACGGGCGAGCGGCTGCATCGGGGTGGTAACAACACTGACCTCAATGAGGTCGATGTCGGTAAGCTCTCGATAATCCTGTTGCTGCATCGCACGCACGCGGTAGCCAAAGGACAGACCGCTGCCCGCCTGAACAGAGGAATTGTCATCATCGAGTTGCGCAATGACGCGCAGGCCGCGTGCATCCTCACTTAAGCTTTCGACAAAGCCGATGCGGCGGCGTTGGTCATGTTGCCACAGCAACGGCAGGCCCGCTTTTGCCGCGCGCGCAAACGCCCCCTTGCGGACAATATCGCCGCCCTTGTCCGGCGCATCAAAGATCGCGGCATAGCCCGCCAGCCTCATTGGCTGACCAATCCGGGCAGCCCCAATCTGAACGCAATGCCGATCAGCAACATCGCCAGCACCATGCGCACGACCCAGCCAATCGCTGCCTTGCGTGCCGATCGTTTAGCGTCGCGCCATGCAGACAGCAGCTCGCGCAATTCGCCCATATCCTTGGCGGCGCTGGCATCATCCAGCCCCAACTGGGCCAGCGCACGACGCGCACCGGTTTCGGAGGCCTGCTCCAGCAGACCTTGCAGTTCCTTATCAATCATTAATGTTTCCTATGTGTAAATCGGACCCAAACGGGCTGCATCCGCCATTACGGGTCGCGTGATTTTCTCAGCGTCATGCGTGGTGCAGACGGCAACCGGCGGTCATTATGTCTTTTGGAAATGCAACGACAGCTAGGTCGCAGGACTCTCATCGTCGTCGGGAAAATCGTCCAATGTCAGTGTTCGGAAATTTCGGTCCCGATTGGGGTAGATGACAGGCTTGTCGCCATAACGGGCGCGAAGAGCATCCTGCCGATAGTCCAGCGAGTCCCATTCATCCTCGAGATCATTGGTGTATATGAACTCGGCATCGAAGCTGCCATCCTTGATATCGTAAAGCAACATCGACCATTTCTTGTCAGCTGGCGCGGCGTCCCATAATTCCAATATGGTATCATGAACGTCATGTCCGAAATCATGATAGACAATTTTGTCCGGCAGATTTTCAAAAATTGCCCCGCCGCTCAGTTGATCGGCAGCCCGGATAAAAACAAAAACATCATCGGGAATTTTGCCAAGCGTTTTGGCGACAAGCTGCCCAATTTGATTGAGCAGTTTACCCATTTCTTCGGTTGCCATGACGTCCCTCCTATTTTTTATTGGGCATTCGGTCGATCTCATCAATGCCCCCAATATTTGAAAATACGAATATCCAATCTGGTCGCCGCGAATTTCCGGTGTAACTGGCACGAATGTCAACGGACACCCGTTTACCAGCTTTCAAAGCCTTTTTCCATTTGTTTTCAATGGCTCGGCACTCGCTGACGTTGAAACGTGCATTCTGGGCAAAATGGTTATAGCTGATCTCCGGCCCGCCGAATTCGCGGGCAATGAAATGGCCACCATGATCGTTCGGTTCGCGATTGGGTTTTCCTGCGTTGTTCTGCGCGTAGCGGGATCTTGGCTGATCGGGTTGTAAACGCAATTGACCAGACGCCCGGACCGTCCGATCCTGCTCATCCGCCTCAAAATCATAGCCGCCTGCAGAAATTTTCCGCGTTGTCGGCAACGGTCGCTCGACAGGTGTTGCCAGAACTTTCGGAACAGTGGTTTCGACGATTTCTGGCCGTGGCACTATCGGCTTAGCCAATGGCTTGGCGAGCGGTTTTATCGGTGGCGTGGTTGGTTTGCCCCCATCCCGACTTCGGCTCGCTCCATCGCCACCCGATTGCCCGCCACGAGAACCACCGCCATAAGTCTTCGGCTTTGGCGCTTTGGGTTTTTTCCACTTACCCGAAGCACCGCCACCGCCGAAACTTCCGCCGCCGCCAGCATATCTTTGCCCTTGTCCCGCAAAGGTGAATTGGCCGTTTTCGGTGTCGTGCCAGGGATTGAACTTGAATTCGAGTGCACCCGCTTCGTTCGATATCCCTGCTGGCGGCACAATGGCCCCAAGGCCCACCGCCGCGCGTTTTTCTTCCATTGTCAAAAAGTCTGCGGCGCCCACTTGCGCCCATAAACGCTCACGATCCTCGGCCAGCGCAGGGATTGCATCCAAATCCAGTCCCAACGTCAGGCCATCAAAATAGGGGCTCAGCCCTTGCCCCAGCGCGTCCAAAATCTTGCGCGCCAAGGGGATGATGCTCTGGTTCCAAAGCGCGCGATTGGCCTCGCGATAATTGGCGTAGGTCGCATCGCCCGGCAGGCCAAGCAACACAGGCGGCACACCAAAAGCGAGCGCAACCTCGCGCGCCGCCGCCTCCTTCAATCCGGCAAAATCCATCTCCGCCGGGGTCAGCGCCATGGCCTGCCATTTCAGGCCACCCTCGAGCAGCATCGGCCGTCCGGCATTACCCGCGCCTTGAAAACTAGCGGACAGCTCCTCCTTCAACCGCGCATATTGTTCGCCGTTCAACGTCCCGCTGTCGCCCATGTCATAGACCAAGGCGCCCGATGGCCGCGCCGCATTATCGAGCAACGCCTTATTCCATTTCGTCGCCGCATTATGCGTCGCCACCGCGCCCGACGCGGCACTGAGACAGCCCAGCCCATAATGGTCATCGAGCGGGTGAATTGACCGGATATGGATGACATTTTCGGCGGGCAAACGGCTCGCGACTTGACCCGCTTTATAGACAAAGGCCACGGGCCAGCCGCGCGTGTCGGCCTCTATCGTCATGCGCTCAGGCCGCAATGCAAACAGCTCGGCGGGCCGTCCATCATTACCCGACAAGAGCTCCACATACGCATTGCCATGCAGCAACAGATGCGTCGCCACCGTCTCCATCAACGCTTGGCCCGCCGATGTCGCGCGCACCAATTCTAACGCGCGTTTATCGCTCGCGATCAGCGGCGCCGACGCCAATCCTTCGGCAATCAACCGCACCGCGCGCTGGGCAATAGCGTTGGACAAATAACCTTCGCGCATCTGCGCTTCATAATGCCGGGGCCATTCGCCCAAGCTGCCCAAAGCATAGCCGCGCAAGCCCGGCAGACGATCCTGCTGCACACGCGTTTTGGCCGGACGCAGATACCCACGCCCGGCTGATTTCCAACCGAAGATATTCATATTTTTGTCCTTTTGCTTAGAGCAACCGCACCTGCGGCACGCGTTCAGTTTTGCCGAGCATCAGTTCGCTCAAGGCCCACACCAAGGCGTCGGCGCGGTCGGGGGAGCGGCCGGGGCCTTCATAGCCGCCACCTGCAATCAGGCCGCACATCTGGTCCTCCAGTTCCAAAAATGTCCGCACATGAAAGACCCGCCCAGCTTCGTATAAGGTCGCGATCGGCTCGGCGCGGACGGATTTGCTTTTGCTTGCGTGCGCCCGCTTTATGGGCATCATAATGTCCGCCGCACGCAGCACGGTTTCGACCATATTGCCGCCCTGATTGATCTCCGCCACCACACGGTCCGCCTGCCACGCCTCGGCCGCCGCCGCGACCGCGCGGGCCCAGCGTTCGGGCGATGCGCCAGCGATACTATGGTCCGCCAGCACATAGGCGTTTTTATCAATGCCCAGCCCGACCGCGACTATGCCGCAGGCATCGCCATTTTCCGACACTGGCGGGTCCACACCAATGACCACGCGCTTCAATTCGGGTGCAGCACTTGCGCGTTGCCGTTCCAGCAAATCGCGGGACCATAATGCGCCAGCCGCATCGGCGATCAGCTCGCCATCCAATTCCTGCCGCCCCAACCGCGTTCCCGCATAAATCGCGCGCACCGATGCGATGAAGTCCGGCGGCAAATTCATATCATTGTCGGTTGTGCGCCCATGCGTGATTGTCACGCCCTTTTCTGCGTTAAGCCGCCGCACCAAAGGCACAGGACGCGGCGTCGTTGTCGCCATCGCGCGGGGGTTCTCGCCAAGCCGAAGCCCAAGCATCAAATTGTCCCACGCTTTGATCCCGCTGGGCCATTTGGCAATTTCGTCGGCCCAGGCAAAATCATGCTGCGGCCCGCGCAGGCTTTCGGGTTCTGCAGCCGAAAACAAAGTGGCCATCGCGCCATTCGCCCATGTCAAACGGCGCAGGCTCGGTTCCCATAAGGGGCGCTCAGAATAAGGCAGCGACAAAAGCCCACTTTCGCCCTCGACCATCACGGCGCGTGCCTCATTCAAGGTTGCGCCCACCAATGCAAAGCGTGCGCCGGCATGTTGCGCTGCCAAGGCGCGCACCCATTCCGCCCCCATGCGCGTCTTGCCATAACCACGCCCCGCCATCACCAGCCAGACGCGCCAATCCTCCAAAGGCGCGGCCTGATCATCGCGCGCCCAAAAATTCCAGCTTTGCGTTTCGGTCATTTTTTTCCGGGTCCAGCGGCGGATGACCTCGACCATCTGATCATGCGGCAGTGCCAGCAAAGCTTGCGCATTACATATCGGCATTGGGCGCCTCTGCACGTTCGGGTTCAGCTTCGCCACGCGCCGCCGCGCTCTCTTCGGCGCGTTGCCGCATCTGCGTAAGCTTCAGGACCAACTGCGCCTTTAACGTCGCCAAATCGGGCTGCGCGGGCTTGGACGCCGGCGTAATGGCCGCACCACCCTTGACCGAAGCACGATGCGCGCTGAGCAAGGCAATCGCCAGACGATGCTTTTGCGCCCGCGCCTTTAACGTGCCGTCGGCAGTTCGTCCGCTCGGCGTCTGCAGCGCCTCGGCCAGCAAATCGGTTTCCAACCGGGCATAGCCCTCCGCCAAAGCCAGCGCCCATGCGTCGCGAAAAGCAGGCGTCCGCCGCCGCTCGGCATAGACCGCATTGCTCGACACCCCCGCCGCGCGCGCCGACGCCGCGACATTCGCGGTCTGCGCCAAATGGTCCAGAAAAAGGCTGCGGATTTTCATATTCAACCGCGCATCGGGCACGGGTGTATTATTGATGGCCAT